CAGACCAGTTATGTTCTTTTTCTAGAATGTATGTATTTGAAAGATGTTTTCCATCATGAGCCCCTATCTCAACAAAAAAACCATTTTTCTTGTAGTTGGTTTTTTCTAAAATCCAAGTGTCTTGACCTAATTGGCTATATTCTTTATTCACAACTATTACCCCGGTGCCTCATAGTATCCCACTTCAAATCCGTCTCTCGTACATCTCTCTACTGTAGAATCATGACCAAAAGCTTTTAGGTGCTCCTCGACATGCTCGCACATCGAAATGTTGGTTCCGGGCCAATTGTTTTTGTAAAAATGACACAGCTTAGTACATTTGAAGTGAGTTCTGTTCCTTGAAATTGGTTGCGGACATTCGTTGTGTTGTATTTGCTTGAATCTTTTTTTAAGCATCCCCAAGAAACTAACTTGGTCAGATTTATCAAAGCACATGCTGAATGGGCCACCATCTCTGATAAAGTATATCGTCATAATTGCCTGTTCGTATTCAGGAAAAAGTTTCGATATAGCATAATTATACAATAAGAGTTGCGGATCTTCAAGTAGTTTCTCGTAAGTTTTTTCCTCTCCCGTGGCCCAGTTTAGTCTTCTTCCTGTCTTCCAGTCTATAACCTCTATTACCCCATCGTCAACTTCCGTTACCAAGTCTATCGTTCCTTTGATTGCTAATTGTCCCTCAACAACCTCGCCGTTCGGCATTTTGTACTTGTATTTTGCCCAGTCTTCCTCTATGGGGATGTCAAATTGAGGTTCTGAAGCTACAACATTTCTGTTTCGGGGATCAAATTGACCGTCGTTATAAGATAGGGCGTCGTCAACAGACTTGGTACAGAACTTTAAATCGGCTCCAGTGTAATTGTGCGTACAATTCTCGGTATAGTATTGGTAACTTAGGTCAAGTAAATCTTTGACAAACTTTTTGGTGTAGAGTTTTTTGGCTGTAAACTTCACCTCACCCAACGCATCATCTGTTATCGAGAGTCCAGTTTTTTTATCTGTATCCTGTAGCTCCTTTTTAGAGGACGCCAAACATTCCATCACCTTGTGAACAATAGTTCCCAACTGAGCCTTTTTGCCAGATATAGATTGATGTCCTAACGCATAGGTTATAAAGTACTGCATTTGGCAGTAATCATAATTATTATATGAAGAGCTACGTAAATATGTTACTATCATTAATCTTCCTAATGAAATTTATGAATACCGCCTACCAACTGTGGTTTTTCATTGGGGGCCTCTTTTAGTTCTTCGGGCTTAAGCTCTGTCCCCATCCACCCCCACTCCGTTAATGTTTTTATTATCTCTATGTTGGTTTCATTTATTGATGCGTTTTGGTTATCGATAACCGCATCAAAGTCTTTGTAAGACGACAGGGCACGTTCGCTTGTGTGAGAATCCTTGTAATTGCATCTAGTTAAATGTATAACCTTTCCGCCGCTCTCTTGAATGGCCTGTGCTTCGTTGGGGAAGCGACAGTCATCGATTACCGCAACAAGAGGCTCTTCTGCTGTTATGTCCTTAATCAGCCTAGATTGCCACACGTCTTCATAAATTTTTCGACAAACGTCGGTTCCAAAGAACTGTAAAAACTCTCTGGCAGACATTTTTCCCGGCTTATGATACTTCAGTGTTCCCTCGCTAATCAAAGACTTTATGGTCTTTTGATTGGCCAACTTTGAATTGGTAATAACTCCCGGCATTTCTTCCCATCTAAAAATAGTCTTGGTGTTTTTTTCAGCATCGGTGCCATACGCCTGATTTTCCTGCATTTCAAACAATCCTGTGCAGATCTGCTTTAAGGGGTTGGCAAAAGAATAGCTCTTGACATAAGGCCACATGCTGTAGGCAGCCCATTCGGCAAATTCCAAATCTGACCTATTGATATCAAGGAACCCCGTTCCCTTTTCCTCTTCTCCATCGGCTCCAATCATATCTGTATCAATAACAAGCTTTCCATCCTCAGTAATTGCAAAGTCGTCGATAACCAAATGGGCTCGAAGTTGATATCCGTGAATAAAATTTGTACATGTACCCTTTCCGGACTGCTTATTGCCTGCAAATGCTAAAATTCTACTCTTCATTAAATAACCCTTTCAGTTGGGGGTGTAGTTCTTCTTTAATTTGGTCTATAGACATATCTCCAACATCCTTTGTGGATATATCTGGCCTATAATAGTTGAATCGTCGTCCGCACTTTTTTATTATTTGGCTACACGCCTTATTTCCGGCTTCGTCTGAATCGGTTAATATGATGACATTTAGAGTGCCACTTTGTTCTAACAGCAGTAGCTGGTCCTCATTTATGCTAGATCCAAAAATACCCACACAACTTTTGTAGCCAGCTTCATGCATCCTCCAAACATCGCCTTGTCCCTCGACAAGTATAACGGTTTGATATTTTTTTATATGGTCAGACGCTATATTCAACCCATAAAGGAGTGACTTTCTAAAACCCTTGCTGTGCATCCACTTCGGGGTCATTGCATCGCTTGTGGATCTTCCTACACAACCCACGTAGTTATAGTATTCATCGTACACTGGAACCACAACTCTTCCCGACATTGGACGATTTTTTTCCAAACAAAGTCCGATATCGAATGTGTTGAGTGTTTCTGGTAAAAAACCCCTGTCAATATAATAATCTGCTGGTATTTTTATCCTTGATCTTATTTCATCCCTAGATATGTTACAACTGCCTCTTTCAATCTGCCTGTTGAATACATCTAATACGTTTAGCGCCCTGCTTTGCCGTACTTCTATCTTGTCCAACTCCTCAACACTCATATTAAAAAAGTTCGCACAATACGCAGCAGATTCGTTGAGCGATATTTTTCGGTTTCTGTTATTAGACAGTGTTCCTCTAACAAATCCAAGTAAGCTGTTGGTATAATCGTCTTCGCAATGATTTGTCCAGCACTGCCAATTTCCCTTTGAGGTCATCCCGTCTGTAAAAATACTACAGCCTTCTGGATTATCCCCACCGTGAACTGGACACGCAAAGGAATATCTATTAGGATACTTCAGATACTCTATGTCTAATGATGTCAGTAGTTCTGGCAGCCTATCAAAAAGATGCTCACAAATCTGAAATATCTGATTCTTCGTCAAGGTCTTCATTTATTTCAAAACCTTCATTTCTTGAGCGAATGTTCTCGTGTAACTCGTTTCTAGTTGTACCTTCATCAATTTTTGCATATTTGCCAAACATTTTCATACTAATATAGTCGCCGTCGTCAAGACCTTCCCCGTGTCGAGCGACAACTGGAACCAGCTTCCTGTTCCCGTGTTCGATTCCGTCGTCGGCTATTTCTTCGTCAGACTTCATCTTGAAGATGGAAAAGCTTGTACATAGCCATATAAGTCTGTCTGATCCAGAAACCACGTCTGTAGATTCTCTTGTTATACCGTCCCGATTTAACTGAACAAAGGCCAAGCAGGGAACATCGTACTTAACCATAAAGTTGTGAAGTTTTGTTATCTGAAAACCAAGAACTTGATATTCTTGCATTGCGGAGCTAATGCTTTCTGATCCCATTAGCTTGAGGTAATCATATACTATCAAGCAGTCCTTTGTCTGTCCGTCGTCGTCAAACCCCACATGTTGATATATCCACTTACGCATCTGGCTAAGAATGTTTTCAAATGGTTCACCGGCAATACTAATGTAGTGATAGGGGATATCTTTGAGCTTGTCCCTTGCCGCAAAAACCTTTTCTTTTTCAATTTCGCTTTCTCCGAACTTTCCTGTGGTAATTTTGTTAATTTCCACTCCCGCAACACATGCCAACATGCGATTGTGGTGATCCTTTTTACACATCTCGGTATCTAGTACCAACACCGGGATATCTAGCTCTCCGCTGACGTGCATAGCGACGGCATCACCAAACATAGATTTGCCCACCTTGGGACGAGCCGCCACCAAATCAACACACTTTCTTCTTAGACCGCCCCCGATAGACTGATCAAATCTGGGAAAGCCGGTAGGGATGCCAGCAAGGTCACAGGGGTTGTCTATTAGGTATTGTACGTAATCATCTAAATCGTCACCAATAAGCTCCGGCTTCTTACTAGAACCCCTATAGATATCCCCAGTGGCATCCAGTATGGGTTCTTCCACTTTCGATATAATATCCATTATATCTTCGTTACCGGTGATAGAATCTAGGTGATTTTCGCACGCTTTCAGTGTCCGCTTCAGGTCTCTAGCCAACTTGAGTTTGGCCAGCTTGGACGCATGGATAGCTATGTTGTCTTTAAGTATGGGAAAATTAAACAGAGATCGAATGAACCCTATTTCATCTTTTGTGTTAATTTGATCGTACAACCCGAGATCGTTGGCGGCAGAAAGGATTGACGACAGTTCCACCTTGGATGTGTCAAAGATGGATTTTTGAACACAGCTAAAGATGAGCTGATTCATTTCATTTGTAAAATGATCAGATTGAACAAAGTCTATCTCTAGATATGCATCTAAGCCAAACTGACACAGGGCTGCAATTACAGCCCTTTCCGCAGCTAGGTCTTCCAGCGATTTTGTCTTTATTTTATTAGGCATTTGTCACAGACAAAATAGTCTCTCTTGTGTACCGGATTAACTTGTACCACCTTGTCACACTTTTGGCATTTTTGCTGAATAGTTTTGTAGGGTGCCCTCTTTCGCTCTGTGGGTTTAAAAGTGGGCGTTTTAATATCGTCCGATATCGATCCATCATCATAAAAAGCGTTGTCCCTGCCTTTTATTAGGTTCACGGCGACACCACGATGCCCCTCTATGCGTTCTTCATCTATAGTGATGGGGGCAAGAAAATCAGAGTTGTCTTCTGTCGTGTGCCGAGGTTTGCTCTTCTTATCTTCGACCCCTTCAAGCAATTGATTGGCTAACGATATCAGGTCTTGGTCGTTTGTGGCTATGGCATTTTTCAATAGCCTTTTGGCCTCTTCTAAATTATTCACAATTTCATCTCCTTCTGGAAAGGTTGGTTAATATGTCTGCCATTCTTTGCGCTCTGTCAGCTTTCCCGTTAAGAAATTTAACACGAGCCTCGGCGTGATTTTTTACCTTCAAGACATCAAACGCTAAGGGATTTTCCTTGATGGCTGAGTAGTATTTTTCCTGCCACTTGGTGTATTGGGTTCCATAATTTTGCATTACTGTAGATATTATATACCAAATACTACTTTCTGCCCACTCTAATGTCGCGTTTTCTTTGGCTCTTACGGTTTCTATATACTCTGAGTAGGCATGTAGTTCGTAGGCGTAGCAAAGGCACTCTTCTCCGGTAAGAATCTTGAGATCATCTTTTTTCATATTTAATATTCTCGCAACTTCCTTTGGCTCCTCTACCGATGCGAAATGTTTAGAGGAGACCCATGCTTCTATAGCCTCCAAGAATTCATTCAATTTTTCTTCGCCAGTCATCTACGTCCTCGTTGTAGTTAAATTCTATCAATTTAATATCGTTGATCTCGCACCATTCTCGCTTTTCGGCATCTCTAGCCTTGGCTCTGTAGAATTGTAGCTTGTTCTTGTAGAAAAACTTATTGAACTTGTAGTGCTGTTCTCCGTGAACTTCAACAATAATTCTTCTGTTCGGTATAAATAAATCGGCCCGTAGGGTGCTTTTTCTGATCTCGGTTTTGCTTCCGGGGAGCGAAACCTCTTCTAGTATTCTATCATACGGAAAGAGAATGTCAAGTAAATTTTTTGCTTTTTCGTGTAAAGAAGAGCGATTTTCGGTAACGGCTTGACAAGCAGCCGCATTCCAGTTATAGTGTCGTCCATCCAGACCTAGTATTTTCATTCAATCACCACCCTACATTAATTTCTCTAATTAATCTGTCTTTCTTCCCAATCTACCCACTCCCTATAAGTGTCGGCACCGAAGTCATGGATAAGCTGATTGATAGAATATGGTTTCCAAAAATCTTGTCATAATCAAAAAATCTCCAACGATTATATGTATCTACTTTTTCAGAAAAGCACACATTGTTGATGTAGTCTTTAACGTCTTGCCAGTTATCAAAAAACATTTCACAGCAAGAAACACTAAACACCCAGTTGGGTATAGCAGAAACTCCTTGTTTACAGCACACGATGACTGGTTTGCGTTGATAGGCTGCCATACAATTTTCATGATAGCTGCCACACATATGAGCGTCCTTATCTATGTACAGTATTAACGCATCTGCTTTATCTACCATTCGATAGTCGTCAGCAGCCACAGGACGCATTTTGTCATGTACTTTTTGCCATTGCTTTTGGCATTTTAATTCGTTTATTTCATCAAAATAGGTATCGTCTTCGTTTACAGAGTCCAGTAGCGGTTTATCACATGGACAGAGAACGCCAATGTTTAGATCCCATAAATATTCTTTGATGTCCATCCTCCATCCCACGCCACGGTCTGCTACATCGTCCATTGGACCGGCCAAGTAGAACATTGAGCCGTATAACCTATGTGTCATACCCACACCTCATTTAATTTCCCTCATTTTCTGTTTTCTTGGGAGTCCCACATTATATCGACATTCTTTGCGGCATAAATCCCTACCGGTGAAATATAAGGTCTACCTATACCAATGAAATCATCATAAGATACTTGTAGTCTCTTTTCAGGATCGCTGGCCACTATTAGTTCTGAACAGTATAGCGTCTTTATCCCTAAATCAAAGTTTATATCGTAATCTACTCCCTCGAATGACAAACAGGTTTCTATCACCCGTGAAACATATTCGTCGTCCCAATCCTTACATCTCAATATTACCACTCGATCAGCTTCGTGACATATATCGTAGAATTCACTTCTTCTATATCCTGTCCCCACCATTTCTGCCACTTCAAAAGATGCCCCCTCATCAGGCTTGCCAACGCATAGGGCGGCATGGACGAGATCACCCGGAATCAAAAAGGAGGAAAGTTTCCAATTGTCTCTACTAAGTATGATGTCTCCGGGGCGTAGTACAGAGTACCCTTGAAGATATTTCTGCCCACGCATGGATGTATAATAAAGGCTGAATCTTACATACGGAATTATTTTGCGTAAAATCCACCTATACAACCGAGATTCCATAGC